AAGGAAAATTACCGACTTCAAGAGTAAGTTAACGGGTGGTGGCGCTCGCGCCAACCTCTTTGAAGTCGTTCTTCAGTTCCCTGATACAGCGCAACCTGACTCAGTAGTTCTTGAGAAATCAAGATTCCTGGTCAAAGGTGCAAATATGCCTGCATCTAACATTGCTCAGATCGAAGTACCTTTCAGAGGTCGTGTTCTAAAAATCGCAGGTGATAGAACCTTCGATTCTTGGACCGTTACAGTTCTGAACGATACGGACTTTTCAATCCGCTCTGCCTTTGAGCGTTGGATGAATACGATTAACAGAGTATCTGATAATACTGGTCTGGTTAATCCAGCAGATTATCAATCAGATGCTTACGTTTATCAGTTAGATCGTGACGGTTCTACTCTGAGATCATATCGTTTTTACGATGTATTCCCGACTCAGGTATCACCAATCGAACTTTCTTATGATGCTCAAGGTATCCAAGAATTCACTGTTGAACTTCAAGTTCAGTGGTGGGAAGCTACTAAGGGCAGCGGCGTAAATGCTGGCGGTGAAGACATCAACTAAATAGAAGAAGGTAATAGGCACTTTAAGTTATTATGGCCAAACTTTTTGGTTTTTCTATTGACGACAAGCAAAACAAGTCACCTTCAGTTATTTCCCCCGTTCCTGAAACTAATCAGGACGGGGTTGATAACTATATTAGTAGTGGATTTTATGGACAATATGTCGATATTGAAGGTGTCTATAAAACAGAACATGATTTAATTAGAAGATATAGAGAAATGTCCCTCCATCCCGAAGCGGATGGTGCTATTGAAGATGTGGTTAACGAGGCAATCGTTAGCGATCTTTATGATTCTCCTGTAGAAATCGAACTATCAAATCTGAATGCAAGCGACAATCTTAAGAAAAGAATCAGATCAGAGTTCAAGTATCTCAAAGAAATTTTAGATTTCGATAGAAAGTCACACGAAATTTTTAGAAATTGGTATGTAGATGGAAGAGTATATTATTTAAAAGTAATTGATCAAAAGGCACCTCAAGAAGGTATCAAAGAACTTAGATATATTGATCCATTAAAGATCAAGTATATTCGCCAAGAAAAGAAAGACGAGACTAGATATGATACTGGATTTGCACGAGTAGGCAATAAGATAAATTTAAATGGCAAATCTAATGAAGATTTTGCTAATGGACCAGAGTTTGAAGAGTTTTTCCAGTATACTCCATCACCAAATTATCCAACAGGATCTTTAAATGGTAAAGGAAAGTCTGTAAAAATTGCAAAAGATTCTGTAACTTATTGCACTTCTGGTTTAGTAGATAGAAATAAGAATACAGTTCTATCATATCTGCATAAAGCAATTAAAGCACTCAATCAACTGAGAATGATTGAGGATTCGCTTGTTATCTATCGTCTCTCCCGCGCACCCGAGCGTCGTATTTTTTATATTGATGTTGGCAATCTTCCAAAAGTAAAAGCAGAGCAATACCTCAAAGAGGTTATGTCTCGCTATAGAAATAAACTAGTCTATAACGCACAAACTGGCGAAGTTCGTGACGACAAAAAGTTTATGAGTATGCTGGAAGATTTTTGGTTACCTCGTAGAGAAGGTGGTAGAGGAACTGAAATAACAACTCTTCCTGGTGGTCAGAATTTAGGAGAACTCTCAGATATTGAGTATTTCCAAAAGAAGTTGTATAGAGCACTTGGTGTACCTGAGTCTAGAATCGCTGCTGATGGTGGTTTTAATTTGGGGAGATCATCAGAAATTCTTCGTGACGAATTGAAATTTGCAAAATTTGTTGGTCGTTTGAGAAAGCGTTTTGCTCAAATGTTCAACGATATGCTCAGAACTCAATTGATTCTGAAGAATGTCTGTACCCCAGAAGATTGGGAAACGATGAAGGATCATATTCAATATGACTTCCTTTATGATAATCAGTTTGCAGAATTGAAAGAATCTGAGTTAATTCAAAATAGACTTGGCATTCTTGCAACAATGGAACCATATATTGGAAAATACTACTCTACCGAATATGTTCGTAAGAGAGTTCTTCGTCAAACCGATTCTGAGATCATTGAACTTGATCTACAAATTGAAGATGAAATCAATAAAGGTATTTTGCCAGATCCATCGTCAATTGATCCAGTAACTGGTCAACCATTACCACAACCTGCTGACCCATCAATGCAAGGTGGAGATGGATCAGGTATGTCCGGAATGGGTGCTGATTCTATGGAAATGGGGCAAGTTCCTGCAGATCCTAATGTTGATGCAGAAACTGCAAGAATTAACAATCAGTACGATAAAGACACCAGAAAGTCTGAATTATAAATATATTATATTAACATATTGAATTTTTATGGAAGATCTTGTCGATTTGATTGCTACTGATGGATCATCATCAGATATTAGCGACAAAATGAAAGAAGTTCTGTATGCAAAAGCAGCAGAACGTATTGATATTGCTAGACCATATGTTGCTAATGCAATGTTCGGTCAAGAATTTGAATATCCTGAAGGTCAAGTTGAAACTGAAGTTGGCGATGAACCTACAGATGAAGTAGTTGATGAAATTGAAACTGAAACAGAAGAGGATTCTGAGTAATGGCATACATTCGTCACGACGAAAACTGCAATCCTGTTTCTCCTCAACCAGGAAAAACATCAGTCACACAATTTGGTGGCAATGAAGGGTGGTCAAGTGTTACTTATGAAAACTTCAATGCGGACTATCAAGCCCGTAATGCTGATAACACACCTAGAACTCCTGGAACATATCAAGCAAGAAATGCTGATAATTCTCCCAGAACACCCGGAACATATCAACGTCATGATGAAAACTGCAATCCAGTAACAGGTTAAGAAAAATGAAACTTATCACAGAAGAAGTAACAAACGTACAGATTATTACCGAAGGTAAGGGTCCTAATAAGAGACTTTACATTGAAGGTGTATTCCTTCAAGGTGAACTCAAGAACCGTAATGGAAGAATGTATCCCATTACTACCCTTTCTAAAGAAGTAGATCGCTACTGCGAATCTTTCGTTAATAAGGGTCGTGCTCTTGGCGAACTTGGTCATCCTGATGGTCCTACCGTCAATCTTGACCGCGTTTCTCATAAAATTACTTCTTTAGTTAGAGAAGGTAATAACTTTAAAGGAAAGGCACAAATTCTTTCCACCCCTATGGGTAAAATTGCATCTTCCCTTCTCGATGAAGGTGTTATGCTTGGCGTTTCTTCTCGTGGTGTTGGTTCACTCCAAACTACCAGTGAAGGATGTAAGATTGTTGGTGAAGATTTTCAGTTAGCAACTGCTGCTGATATCGTTGCTGATCCATCTGCCCCAGATGCTTTTGTTAATGGAATTATGGAAGGTAGAGAATGGGTTTGGGAAGGAGGAATCCTTCGTGAACATCTTGCCGAAATAACCAAGAAGAGAATTAATACTCTCGTAGATCAAAGACAACTTGAAGAGAAAAAATTGGATTTATTCAATAATTTCCTCTCAAATCTTTGAATTATAAATAAATACATGTAATTAATTAATTAATCGCATAATTCAAATGTCCGTTGGTAACAATTTACAAGAAATGGAAAACGTAGTAACGAAAGGAGCTGCTGCTGCTGAGCCAATGACTTCTGCTGGAATCCCAGTAGAAGATCTCGGCGGTCCTACTCCCGAAAATTCAAGACCTGATGATGATTCTAATAGATTGAAAGAGCCAGGTGCTACTCTCAAGCAAGTTAGAGATGTCGTCAACTCTCGTGCTGCTGCAGCCGAAGAAGTTGAAGTTGATGAAACGCAGGAAGTAGTTTCCGAAGAAGAAACAACCACTGATGAGGTTGTTTCCGAAGAGGAAGTTGTTACCGAAGCGGAAGAAACAGAAGAAGAACTCGTAGAAGAGGAAGGACTTGACATCGAAGCAGATGTTCAAGCACTTCTTGAGGGTGAAGAACTCTCCGAAGAGTTTGAAGAGAAAGCACGCACAATCTTTGAGACAGCAGTTAAGACTAAGGTTGCAGAAATGCAAGAGTCTCTGCACGAAACCTATCAGAATGCTCTGGTAGAAGAAGTTGTTGCAATCAGAGAAGAACTCTCTGAGCGTCTCGATTCGTATCTTGAGTATGTTGCTGATGAGTGGTTCCAAGAGAATGCACTCGCAGTAGAAGCAGGTCTCAAGAGCGAAATTACCGAATCATTCCTCGATGGAATGAAGGGTCTTTTTGAAGAACATTATGTAACTATCCCTGAAGACAAGTATAATGTACTTGAGAGCATGGTAGATAAACTAGATGAAATGGAAGGTAAACTCAACGAGCAAATCGATAGAAACGTTGCTCTAAATCGTAGATT